AGCTATTAAACAGTACGGCGACCTGGTAGGAAATACCCCTCCAGACAATAAGAGTACTAAGTCATTTCCACCAAGAAACTATGATTACAACCTACCGCCACATAAGTGGAGCCTTCCTGTAAGACCTCACAGCGTAGATGGCGGGAATAACGGTAAAGTAAATGTTGCAAACGCTTCACAAAATAACCACGAAGGTGATTTCCATAGACTACGTAGAGGTGTTATTTGGCACTGGAGTAACGGAAGCGATATCTCTGCTACCAAAGAAGAAAACGGCGCAACAGTAATTACATCTGCAGCCCAGCTACAAGCAAAAACAAGCGCAGCAGACTTAAAAAATGAGATATTAAAACAAGGCTCTGGAAAAGAAAACAACTACAACTACGGCTTTCAATTCCTATGGAACCCAGAAACTATCTCGTCCTCTATTTCAAGAAACATGGATGTTACCCCATCATCAGCTGACCGTTTCCGTTCAGTTGCAGGTGCTTTCCCTGGACAAGAAACATACCAATTCCAGATTATGTTAGACCGTGTAAATGACTTTGCAGCGTTAAGGTCTATGGCTGGAAATACATATGCAAACTCAATGAACCATCCAAAGGCTGTAGAGGTAAATGCAAACAGTCCACAGGTTAGAGAGAGTAAGTACTCCAAGATACCAAGTAATGCTGTGGACTACTACCCGTCTGGACTGGGGACTGTAAATTTACAAAAGATTAATGACCTAATGAAGTTTGGAACAATGGCTGACCTTGAGTATCTGTTTAAGGCTCTAAATGGAAACGGAGCTAACCAAGGCTCTGGTGAGTGGGCAACACTGATGCTTAAAAAGACAGCAAACATTGGATTCCTATCCCCTAGCCTATTGGGCTTTAGGTTCGGACCTAACGCTCAACAGCAGCTATCTTTTGTTGGGTGGATAACAAATATGTCTATTAATCACACCTTCTTTACAGAAGATATGATTCCTTTACGCACAACCGTCTCGTTTAGCTGTGACGCCTTTGCTGGCTCCACAGTGGTTTAGGAGTAGCCATGACTATTTATCTAGGTTCTAGGTACGAGCCATCTTTTATTGACTTTGTTTCTACAGTCCCTAATGGGGATGAGAACCCGATTGTGTTCTACAACTTCCCTGACATTGGGACCCTTAGCTACTATGAGCATACCTTTAAAGAGGGGGAGCGACTAGACCAGCTAGGTAATAAGTACTATAACCGCTCCAGCATGTGGTGGATTATATTAGACCATAACCCTGAAATTAAAGACATCCTTAATATTCCAGCTGGAACAGTGCTTAGGATTCCACGTGTTTAAATTTATAAGTGTTTCTTTTCCAGATGCGCCTGAAGGTCCTAGAGCCGTGTATAAGGCTGTGCTCATGCAAAAAACATATGAGCATGAGCTTTTAATTTTAACGTTTAAAGATTGGAACCCTAATTACGAGTCGATTAGACCAGGCACTCCTATTGAAGTTACTATGTCAGCAAACACTACACCTAGAAACTTCTTCGGCTACATTCACCACATCACACCTTCTGCTACCCCAGGAAAGATGTTTACAGAAGTTGTATGCATAGGAGGCTCGTTTCCTCTTAAGCAGGCGTCCCAGACAACTTACAGAGACTGTACGGCAGACCAAGTAATAAAAGAAATCTGTATTAAACACAGTCTACGTTTTATTGGAAAGCCGCACCCTAGAGTTTACGAAATGGTATCCCAAGCGGGATACACCGACTGGCAGCTTGCTGTTCGTTTGGCAAAGCAGATTGGTTACACCCTGCGCGGGGAAAACACTGACATCTACTTTGAGCCCATCCTTAACGACTATGAGTTATACAAGGACACCGCTAAGGTATTTGTAATGAAAGATGCCAGCGATGTTACTGGCTCTACGTTGTACTCATTTCAGCCATCTATTGGAGAGTCAATAGAGTATGACGGAGAGATGAAGTCTGCTGTAGCTATTAGTGGTGTAGACAGATTCTCTAAAGCTGCTATGGCTCAGACCAAGCAAAAGAGAAATAAGACTACAAAGGCAAAACGTCAAGACGAGTTCTTTGACCGTTTTAACTCTTTAGTTGTAGCCCCTAATGCAGAGATTGCAACCTACGAAGCAGACGCGGCTGAGGCTAGAAACTCGTTCCCATATAGAGGAACAGCTAGTGTAATTGGTGACCCAACCCTTAGACCTAATATGCCAGTTTATCTATCTGGGCTAGGTCCTACATACTCTGGCTATTGGACTGTACTGTCTGCGGAACATGTAATGGTTGAAACCGAAAGAAACGTACCTACTTACGTTACTAATATTGTTGTAGGAACTGACTCTTTAGGCTCTGTAAATGGGGTAGCTGGAATAGAAATTGCAGTACCTGGAATCCCAAAAAGACTAATTAAACCTGGCGTAGCCTCTGGTAAACCAAAAACTAGCAAGCCTCTCATAAAAAGCTCAGCCCGTAGAAGTAGCAATCAAAACAAGGGAAGCTTTGGAAAGATTGGTAACAGACAAAAAGTTACTGCAAAAGTTAAACAACCGTCTACCTGGGTTGCTGATAAAAAAACAACTAGGGTAACCTTTACTCCTAAAAAGATTAAGTCACCTACCGTGGCTAACAGGGTAAGGAGCAGGGCCGCTCTATGATAGACGAGAAAAGATTCTATGGACTTTACCTAGGCATATGCGTAGACGTAGAGGACGACCAAAATGACAACCGTATCCGTTTACAGGTACCTCAGGTACTAGGTCAATCAGAGACTGGTTGGGCTAGAGCATGCCTACCTGTTACCTCTAACAGCAATCATCCCGACCATAAAAAACACTTAGCTGCTGAGGTAGCCGCCCTGCTCAATGCTCACGCTGACCACTCAATAAATGGAAACACGGGAGGAGCTACAGTATCCACCTTTGGCTCACATACGCATACTGTTCAGTTTACTCTTGCACATACTAATAACCACACAGGCAACAGTTTAAGTCTTGACCATGAGCATGAGACAGCCGCCGATACAGACAACAAATGGAATGATGACCAGGAGACAAACCTGACACCTGAGCATACACCGCATAGACTAGTACCTAAGCTAGGTCAAAAGGTCTGGGTTATGTTTGAGGGCGGAGACCCTAATTTTCCAGTATGGATGGGAGTTGAACTATGACACAACGAGCTATAGCTCTACCTTTTTCTTTTAACTCTGCGGGAGAAGTCTCCTATACAACAGATGAGGCAAAGATTATCCAAGATAGACTTGTGTTAGCAATCATGAGCCGCCCAGGCGAACGAGTCATGCGACCAAGCTTTGGTAGCGCAATCTATGAAACCATGTTTGAAGACGAAAATACTGCCATAGCAATTGCAACTGAGGCAGTAGCCGCATGCTTTACAGAGTTCTTTCCTTACCTAGAGTTTATCGAGGTTCTACCAAACGTAGATGGGGAAGGGACACTAGAGCTAGAGGTTAGATACAAAAAGTCCCAACAGACATTAACAGAGTCTTTAAGCATAAAGACTAAGACGTTCTCCAGAGCTGGAGAGGTACTACAGGAGGTCCGATAATGGCAAATGAAAACTATGTTCCGCAAGTAGATTACACCTCTCGTGACTACCTATCTCTCAAAGAAGAGATGGCAGCTCTCATCCCGTACTTTGCACCCAACTGGACTAACCGCGACCCCGCAGACTTTGGCATGACCTTAATTGAATTGTTTGCATATATGGGTGACCAGCTTAATTACTATATCGACCGCTCTTTGAACGAGGCCTTTATTACTACCTCCAGCCAAAGAGATAACGTTTTAAAAATTGCAAGACTTCTTGGGTACACACCTACAGAATCTACGGCTGCAAAGGTTACGCTGACCTTCCAGAACTCAACTGGAAGCACTATCACAGTACCAAAAAGAACTCAGGTTTCAACTACCATTGTAAACAGCGGTTCAACAACCCAGATTATTTTTGAAACTGACAGTGCGGTTACTGTGCCTGCAAAGGTAGGAACAACTAATGGTTCTATTACAGTTACAGCAACTCAGGGAGAAACACTTGGGTATGACCCAATCACACGCCCTACAGATGGAGAACTAGGGGTATCTAATGGTGCAGCCAATCAGTTCTATCCAATACCAGACTCCCCAGTTATTGGTGGAAGCATTGAGATAGATATATCTGGAGTTAAGTACTCTTATGTTCCATTCTTAATTGACTACCAAGATTACGACCCAGTGTTTACAACCTACACAGATGCTGAAGGCACAACGTATGTTCAGTTTGGCGATGGCATCAGCGGGCGTATCCCAGCAAACCAGGCAACTATTAAAGCTACCTATCGTATTGGTGGGGGAAAGCTAGGTAACGTTGCAGCTAATACTATTAAGTTTGTTAAAACAAATGCAACAATCGGCCTTTCTGTAAACAACCAAGACGTTGGAGAAACTTCTGGGGCTGCTACAGGCGGAGCTGACCCAGAGACAACAGACTCTATTCGTATCAACGCCCCTAAGAGTGTGAGAGCACTTAGCCGTGCTGTCTCACTATCTGATTACTCTAACATCGCTATTCAAGTGCCAGGTGTAGCCAAAGCTAACTCTATTTCAGATGTGTACAGCAGTGTAACTATTTACATTGCACCGTTTGGTGACTCTGGTTTACAGTCAGATGGACAAACCGCATCTGACATCTTCAACAACCTAGCAGCTGATATTGGTACGTTCTTTGAGGACAAGACTCCTCCAGGAACCTCAATCACACTTCAACCACCTGCTTATGTAGACGTAAGACTTAAGTTAGACTGTGTAGTATTACCACAGTTTAGAACGGAACAAGTAACAGCATCAATTAGAGAAGCTATTACTGAACTGTTTGATTTTGATAACGTATCTTTTAATGACCGCATCACTACAGCCGACGTACTAAGCGTCATTAGAGAGGTAGACGGGGTTGCCCGCGTCTCTATGAGCAAGATGATTAGAAAAGACGAAGATAAGGTATGGAGCATCAATAACAAGGTTCTATCAAATAGCGTAGCCACGCTTACAACTACAGCAACTCACAACCTCCAAGTTGGAGAGACTGTGTTGGTAAGCGGTGTTAATGCTCCTTTTGATGGCGCTTTTGTTGTTACAGCTGTAGCACCTACTACATTTAGTTACTCTGTAATTAGTACAAACGTTTCTACAGCTGCCGTATCACCTGTTGGAAAGGTTGCTTTGTTAGCTGTAAAAGATATTATCTGTTTAGATAACGAGCTTCCTCAGCTAGAAGTAACCAGAGTTGCTGGCGTAACAACTGTGGCAGGAATTGACCTGACAACAAGCGGAGGAATTAGTTAATGGCACGGTATGGTCTTGATTACTATAGCGCGTCCAGTTTTCCGTTAAGTTACTACGGAAGCGACAACGCACTTAATTACGATGCTAACCCTGTTTTTGCGCTGTCCTCTGGGTACAACCAGTTAACTCTATTTTGGACAAGCCCAGTGGGTGCATGGGTTAAGTTGCGTTCAAAAGTTTACTTCTACTCTATATTTGTATTTGACTCTGTACAGCTCACTTGGGTATTAGCTGGACGAATGTCTGGTATGTCCGTGAAAGACTACGGCACCGCTGACAAGATGTACAACTATCTTCCACAGGTTTATAAGTTAACAACCCCTTATATAGCGTCAGAAGCTACAGACAATAATGATTTGCGTAACTTCCTATCCCTATTTGCTTACGAGCTAGACCACACAAGAGCACTAGCAGAAATTATTACAGACCGCTATAACTTTGAAAGAGTTACAGCCAGCTCTATCCCACTTTTGTTAAATCAGTTTGGTCTTAGGTATGAACCAGAAATTGGGTTTCAACAGTCGCGTATCCTTGTAAGAGACTCTGTTCAGCTAACAAAAGAAAAAGGCTCAGCCCAAGGTCTACGGGAATATATAAAAGGATTTACAGGATGGGCATGTCCAGCACCAGTTGCTGGAACACCTAATCCAACAGTTGATGGATTGCAGGTAAGTCATAACTTAATGTTGGATTACAACGACTCCTCATTTGAAGAGGGCGTTGGACACTGGACAACCCCAGACAACACAGCCTCTCTATCTCAAATGGGGGTTAAGTCTGTTACCAAGTATCAGACTAATAACAACAACCTTCGTATGATTGTTGGCGCTAACGGTTATAAGATTGGCGACAAGATTACTATCAGTGGATTTAAATCCCCTGCATATAACTCTAGCTCTCCTGTATCTATCACTGGAATTGACCCACTTAGTTACATTGAAGTTATTGTTTCTAGCCCAGATGTTGCTTTGGTAGATGCCTTTAACAAAGAAGCAGACGCTTACCCAAAGGTTACTCCGTACCCAACCCCATACTCAGAACCGACTGCCCCCGCGCTTTACCCAAATAAACAAGGTGGAGTTTTATCTGTAGCAAACTCAACAGCATCGCCTCAGGTTGTCACGTTATCTTGCGGAAGCGCCTCGCCAAAAACTTTAGGAATCCCTATTAACTCTGGAGATACTTACACATTTAGCATCTATACCGCGGCACTCTCGACTGCTCGAAGCCTTACAGCGGGCATCAGTTGGTATGACCGTTTTGGAACATTTATGTCAACTACTACAGGTAACCCTGTAACAAATGCAACTGGTGCCTTTTCAACAAGAGCGGTTGTAACTGCAGCAGGTCCTTGTAATATCACTCTAAACCCATTCTTTGCTACCGCAGGAACTGGGTACGCAGATGGCGTTTATACAAACGTTCCACTAACTAGAGTTAGTGGCAAAGCATTTACTATTGCACCAAGAGCAAACATTGCTATCTCTGGTGGGTCAGTGTCATCTCTATCTATTACAAATGGTGGTAAAGGCTCAGATACAACAACCATCTTCTCTTTTGATAAAGCTTCCATCGGTAGCGCAACAGGCTCTGGCTTCCTAGCCACCGTTAACCGCGTGCAGGAGTCTTACTACGCAGCCCCTACTATCTCTATCTCTAGCGTAGCCAACGCCGCAAGCGGTGAGCGTCACTACTTTGATGCAGCACAGTTTGAAAAAGCTGGAGCTGTTACAGATTTTGATGAGGCTCGTCAAGTACATATTAC